GCCCGCGAAAGGCTGTCGCAGCGCGATAGACCAGCAGGCGCTTCGGTGCCTGACCGATGCGCAAACACGGTGTCTCGCCCAGCATGCGCTTCGCCAGATCCGTAAGCGCGACTGCGACCGAGGCGTCGGGCACATCAATGTCGATGCCCACCACCGCACCGCAGGCGATGCCCACCGCGCAATCCGGCCAGCGACGCCAGATGTCGATCTCGAAGCTTTTGGTCGCCCGGTCGCAATGTCGCGTCCAATCGCGATAGGCCGCCCAGGCGCCTTTGCAGAAATGGCCCGGCACCTTGGCGCCCGGCATGATGGGAATGACCGGATAGCCATTATCCACGAGCCGCGCGCCGAATTGGGCCATGAAATCCTTCATGCGGCCCTCCCAGGCAAAGGTGGTGCGGGATGGCTGCCGCTATCCAGGCGCTGTGCCAGCGCGTCCTGATAGGCGGTGACGATCACCTCCAGCAGCGTCAGCCATTCGGCATCGCTCAGCACCGCAAGATCGGTCTTGCCGATGCTCTCCAGATACTCGCCCGCCATGGGGCTCGCGGCCTGGATGGCGGCGATTTCGTGTTCATCGGGATCAATCACGCCCCACCTCCGACGCATGGCATGCATGCAGCGCATGGAACAGGCCCAACGTGGCGTCCCGGTTTTCAGCCGCGGATCGAACCAACCAAAGCAACGCGCAGTGCGCAGACGACAGGCAGCGCATTTCACATGAACCTCACGGCGGTGATCTCGGTGTATTGCCCGGTGGGCCGGACTTGGATTGCGATGGGGCGGCGCAGATGATGCTGCTGGGCCAGCGCCTCATTCACCGTCATGGGTGGCGGAAGGTCGGGTGCGCGACGCCGCCACCAGGACAGCGCCTTGTCGCGGGGAAATCCGGTGTGTTCGAAACACACCCATTCGCTGTGCTGGATAAGGCCGCATTCATAGGTGACGCGGAGCGACGCCGGCTTTCCAGGCTTTTCATGCCGCGCGTAGGAAATATCAGTGACGTCGCACCAGGCTGCCTGGATCTGCGTGGACAGCAGCGCGTCTGACGCTGCCTTCGGTGCCACCTTCATCACTGGTGGCGGGAATTCATAGTCGCACTCAATGCAGTGCCGCGCGCTCGCGTGGTTGATGGTTTTGCATTCGGGGCAGGTTTTGATCGGTGCCTTGCCGTCTTCTGCGGATTCCTTCTTGCGGCCATCCACCGTATCGATCGGGCCGTGCCGCGCTGTGTTGCCGGCGAAGTCCAGCACCAGGCAGTCATCCTTGCCCTCGGCAAGGCGCGTGCCGCGACCGACCATCTGGACATAGAGCCCGACGCTCTTGGTGGGGCGCAGCAGTGCGATCAGGTCTGTGCCCGGCGCGTCAAAGCCGGTGGTGAGGACATTTGCGTTTGTGACGCAGCGCAGCCTTCCGGCCTTGAAAGCCGTCAGGATGCCATCGCGCTCGGGCCCGGGCGTGTCACCGGTGACGGTCTCGGCCGAGATGCCGTGCTCGCGGACGGCGTCCCGCACATGGCGGGCGTGGGCAATGCCGGAGCAGAATACCAACCAGGATCCACGATCCGCACCATGCTCGACAATTTCGGCCACGGCGGCGCGCGTGACCTCATCGCGATCAACTGCGGCCTCAAGGTCCTTGGCGATGAATTCCCCGCCGCGTGTACCAACACCACCGACATCAAGCTGCGTGGTGGTCTGCTTGGGGACCACCGGGCAGAGATAGCCTTGCTGGATCATGTCCAGCACCGGCACTTCATAGGCGATATCGGTGAACAGCCTGTCCTCGCCCTCGTGCAACAGGCCGCTATCCAGCCGGTAAGGTGTGGCAGTGAAACCGACGACCTTGGTGAGGCCGGCATTGATCTCCTTTAGCTGCGCGAGAAAGCGGCGATACATGCCGCTGTCGTTGCGGCCGAGCAGATGGGCTTCATCAATCAGCACCAGATCGCAACGCTGCACCTTGTATGCGTGGCGGTGGATGGACTGAATGCCGGCAAAGAGGATCTGTGCGTGAATGTCCCGGCGTGACAGCCCGGCTGAATAAATGCCTGCTGGCGCGTCGGGCCAGGCGCGCAGCAGCGCCATGAAGTTTTGTTGGATTAGCTCCTTCACATGGGTGAGGATCAGCACGCGGGTGTCGCCATAGGCGGCGATCGCTTCGCGCGTGAAGCCCGCGATGCACAGGCTTTTTCCCGTACCTGTTGGAAGCACGACCAACGGATTTCCCGCGCTGGCGGAGAAATATTCGTAGAGCGCCTCGATGGCCGAGCGCTGATAGGGGCGGAGGGAGAGGGTCAACGCTGCGCCCCTTCCATTCCGTCCTCGAGGAGCGGCGCGCAGCGCCGGCGTAGATCGAGCCTCGGCGCCGAAAGCATGAGTTGGGCCCGCAGCACGATCTGCCGTACCCGGTTCTTGCTGATATTGAACGACAGTGCGATTTCTTCGAATGTTTGTGGCGCGTCGCCATTCAATCCGAAATACATCTGCATGATGCGCTGCTCCCGCGGGCGCAGGCTGGCCAGCGCGGCGTCGAGAGCACCGACGGCGGCACCCACGGCGACTGCCCGTTCCGGATCGTAGGCAATGGAGGTGGTCGAGCTGCCAACAAGTGCCGGTAGATCCTCTGCGTCGACTTCCCGCGTAACGCGGTTGGTATCCAGCGCCCGTCGTATGAAGGGCGCCGGGAAAAGATCCTCGGGCAGCCTGCATAGCGTCTTCGAGATGGCGAGGATGCAGCTGCGCCATTCTCCGTCCTGGCGCAGCGGTGCGATCTTGAGTTTCAGGTAGTCGCTGACGCGGGTATAGGAGACGCCGCTGTCGCGTGCGAGTGCAGCTGCAGTCTCACATCCTGCAGCGCGCATCGCCGTCAGCAGCGCATTGTTTTTGATGGTGACGATCACCAGGAGATCGCGGTTCATGCCGCCACCCCCATCGTTACCGCATCTGCCTTGCTGAGCCAGCGACCACCGCGCTCACAGCCGGTGCAGATCAATTCAGCGATATGCGGCCCCTTGCCGGGCGCCACGCGGAACATGGTGCCGTCGCAGGTAAGGCAGGGGCTTCGCGCGATAACTCTTTGGGATTGCGCTTCCGGCACGCCGTCGCGCCACTCTGTACCGTCGCGCAGCCGATAGCTTACCCAATCCTCGCCAGCATCCTCCTGCTCGCCGGCGATGAAGTCCGGGATAAAGAGATGCGCGACGCAGCCAGCCTCCTGGTCGCGCCTCCCAAGCTGATGGTTGTGCCGCGCGCAATGCCAGGTGCCATCGGCGATCGGCGAAGCATGCAGGCAGGACCGGCAATGCCGCTCAGGCATCGCACCCTCATGACAGGTGGCGTGATGCTCGCAAAAGCGGCATTGCCACCACGCCGGATCGTCACTGATGCGCGCAGGCGGTCGGATCGCTGCAATGACACGCTCGGCTTTTGCCATGATGCGCAAGGCGGCCTCGGCATCGTAATGCAGGCGTTCCTGATAGAGCTCGTCGGTGTTCTTGTTGACCGCGAGGTAAAAGGCGCGCTCCAACCCGGCCAGCTGCATGTAGCTTTGCATCTGTGCCCAGTGCAGCGGCTTGGCCTTGGCAACGCCATCGCGTTTCAGGGCGAGGAAGGATTTCTCGCTATGCGTCTTGAACTCGCAGACATGCCAGGCGCGGGGCGCTTCGGGTAAGCCGATCGCCACCGCATCCATGCTGCCGCCGAAATGCCCGCCCGTATCGCGTAGCTGCCATTGGCGCCCGGTGGCTGGATCAAGATCCAAGACCGTAACGCCAATGCGGCGAAGGTCGGCCACAAAGCGTGCCTCCGCCAGATTGCCAGTATCGAATAGCCGTAGCAGTCGGCCCGCATGCTTCGCGCGCGTGGTCCAGCGAAAGCCGTACCAGATGGCGCGCTCGCATTCGGTGCCGATCAGGGGGGCACCCAGATGTTCCCGATAACCGTGATCGGCCGCCGCCTCATAGGCGGCATAGATGGCCGATACGGTGGGCGTTGGCGGGGCTGGAAGGCTTACCATGGCAACCCTCCCGATCAAGCACGCCGCCAGGGAGGCGTGCCGCCTGTGCCCGGGCGGGACGCGGGTGGCGGCGCTGCTGCGGCAGCGGGCTGCACGGGTGCTGCCGCGCGCGCCGCATTGGTGCCGCCGGCATTGGCGGGGGAATAGCCAGCCACCTTGTTCCGGGCATCGTGCTTTACGCCGTTCTTGTCGGTCCCTGCAGGCTCGACCTTCAACGTCACAATCAGCGGCTTGAAATGAAGCTGCTCGCTGTCCGTCACATGCATCTGGCCGACCGCGTGGCAAATGGCGGAGAGGTGGCGCTGCGCGATCTCCACCGTCTGCTGGTTGCGGTTCACCAGGTTCAGCTGGTCAAAGATCCGCCGGCGGGCGTGGGCGCCTTCCAGGATCTCGAAGACCAGCCTGAGCAATTGCCCGTCACCCGCCTTGGTCGGCGCCATTTCACTTTCGATCAGATGCGCGAGGTACTTGCCGGGCGGCAGCACTTCAAACGGAACGGCGGGGGCGACTTCCGTCGCATCAAAAGTACCATTGAGGGAGGCCATGGGATCAGTTCCCTGTGTCTTGGGTTGGGATGACGGGGGCGCTTGGTGACGCCGCGTAAAAGGGAATGCCGGCGGCAAGATCGGCCCAGGCGAGAGGGATGGTCTCCTCAAGCCCGAAGCGGTTCTTGGCGAGGAAGGCCGGGCGTTCGATCGTATGCAGCAGCCGATCGCCACCACTTACGCCGCGCACGACCTTCTTGTTGAAGCCGACATCAGATTTCATGGTACTGATGCGGTAATTCGCGAACAGCACGCCATCGACATGCTCCTGCACCAGGGCGGAGGCACCTTTGTGCAGCTTTGGCTGATAGCGGTCGTAAGGCTCAGTCTCCGGGCTATCAAAGCGGCGGATTTCCGCATGGGCGATCAGCAGAACGCCCATGCCGCATTCATCGCGCAGCGTATTCACCGCATCCAGAAAGGTCCGCCAGGTATCCAACGCGGCCTGATAGCCTTTGCCATAACCGAAGGCTTCAATGTCGCGCTGATTGTGCTGCTGCGCTGTATGCTGCCAGATCAGAGGTTCCAGCCAATCAAGGCTATCAACGACAAGCGTCTGGAATTCATGCGCCTCGGAATAGAGGGACCCGAGCGCTTCCATGACAGCGTCAAAGTTGCGCAGCAGGCCGAAGGTCGCGGCATCAATGCGCCCGAGCCCATCCTCGGTTTGCAGAAAGATCGGGTTCGGCGCATCCGCGGCAAGCTTCGTTTTGCCGACACCGGCAACGCCATAGATCAAAAGCCGCGGGGGACGCGTGTCCCCACCACGACGCAAGGATGCGAGGGAGATGGCCATTACGCGGCCTCCTTCTTTGTGCTGCGCGCCTTGGCCTTGATGACGTCGATCTTGAGATCGCCGCCGGCACGGACCACCGCCTCGGCAAATGTCTCGATGGTGGGCTCAAAGGCGGCCACTTCCTTGGCGCGGGCGATGGCATCCCCTTCAAGGGGGATGATCACCTCAATGCGAAGCTGATGGTTCATCACGCAGCCTCCTTCTCTTTGAGGGCGTAGGAGGGCCGTAGCGCCAGATGATCGACGGGCAGGCGTGCGGCCTGCGCGGCGTCTATCTGGCGCAAGTGCGCCAGTTGGTTGCGATTGCTCATTTGTGTCTCGTTAGAATGGGTGATGTCCGGCTGTGGCTTGCATGATGACGGCCGGACGGGCGTCGTCATTTTCAAGGGGATAGGCGTCATGGCAGCACCAGCAGTTCCGCGATCCAGCAGAGCGCGATGAAACCGCCGGCAAAGACAGCGCCGATGGAGAGGTTGCGCAGCAAGTGGCCGAGGCGACGGAGCCGACGCATGGAACGGCGCGTCATGACTTCACCTGCGGTGCGGGCAGGCCGCGACCAATCAGTTCCAGCCAGACATGCAGCGGCACGACCACGAGCGGTGCGGCACGGTCGCGCCATAGAAACAGCGCGTCATGCGTGCCGAGCCAGCGTTCCAGCGTCTTGAAACCTTCGCCGTCACCGCGGGCTTTGACTTCGGCGATCAGCGGCGGTTCGGCCGCGCCGCGCGCATAGATGTCGATGTCGGCGCCATTGCCGCGATAGTGCGTGGCACCGGATAGCGGGACACGCTCGGCTGCGATGCCGCTTTGCTTGTGGATCTCCACCAGCGCGCGTTCGCGCCGGAGGCCCTTGTCGCGTGAAGGCTTACCCATGGTGGGGCC